AGCAAGAACTCGCTTCTTGAACATTGTGAACCCATATCTTGAATCAATCCAACAACGTCAAGGTTTGTATGCCTTCCGTGTTATCATGGATGAAAGTAATAATACGCCGGATATTATTGACCGTAACATTCTTTATGGACAATTGTATCTACAACCTGCAAAGACTGCTGAATTTATCATTCTTGATTTCAACGTTCAATCAACAGGTGCGGCATTCCCAGGTGCTTAATTGATATAAAAAGGGGAGATGAAATACTCTCCCCATATTTTTTGAAATTACTATATTTATACTTAAAAGGTATTTTAAATTTGGAGAAATAAATGGCTGAATTACTTGATCCCACGGAAGTATTTTTTACCCCGTTTGAGCCAAAGTTACAAAATCGTTTTATCATGTATATCGAAGGTGTTCCTGCTTATTTGGTAAAAGGTTCAGGAAGACCTAATATAAATTTTAATCCGATTACTTTGGATCACATAAACATTAAACGTAAGGTAAAAGGTAAAGGTGAGTGGCAAGATATTACAATTAAATTGTATGATCCAATAGTTCCATCCGCTGCTCAGGCAGTTATGGAATGGGTGCGTTTATCACACGAATCTGTAACAGGTCGTGATGGTTACTCTGACTTCTACAAGAAAGATATTACGCTACACATCCTTGGTCCTGTTGGTGATAAAGTAGAAGAATGGACACTTAAAGGTGCATTCATTACTGCCACAACATTTGGTGAAATGGATTGGGCAAACGATGCGTTTGTTGAAATTTCATTGACCTTGGCATATGATTATGCTATCCTACAATACTGATACAAATTGTATTATCATATTGAGGTTGAATTGAAGAATACGGGTATACTGATTTTTTCGGTATACCCATATTTATATTAGTAAATTAAAACGTTTTATTACAAACAATGTTATAGGATTAGTTATGACAAAAATTCCAACAGGTTATGATATACCCATGGATAGTGGTATGTCTGATGCAGATTTAAAGGCACGATTAGTTGCCGAACACAAACAGACTAATGTTAAAAAATCAAACTTCCCAACAGAGATGGTTCCATTGCCGTCAAAAGGATTAGTTTATCCAGAAGGTCATCCTCTTGCCGATGGTGTTATCGAAATGAAATATATGACTGCAAGAGAGGAAGATATTTTAACATCACAGAATTTGATTAAACAAGGCGTAGTTTTGGATAAATTATTTGAGTCTTTGATTGTTACTCCAATGAATTACGGTGATTTGTACGTGGGTGATAAAAATGCAATTATGGTTGCTGCTAGAATTTTGGGATATGGAAAGGAATATACAGTTGAAATAGACGATCCATTCTCACCTGGAAATAAACAAAAACTAACAATAGATTTAACTCAAATTGAGCACAAGGAGGTCGATTATTCGCCGTTTGAGAACAGAGCATCCGAATTTGATTACACACTACCCCTTTCAAATAGAACTGTAACATTCAGACTTTTAACACATGATATTGAAAAACAAATCAAACATGAATTGAAAACAATGAATAAATCATTAGTTAAAACTGGAATTGACAAGGAACTAACAACAAGACTCAAATATGTTATTGTTGCAGTTGATGGGGAACGAGGAAGAGCAACTGTTGATAATTTTGTTGATAACGAATTATTTGCTGCAGACTCAAGAGCATTAAGACAGTTTATTAGAGAGTTTTCACCAGATTTAGATATGACTTTCACTTTTGTTTCTGATACAACTGGTGAGGTAAAGGAGATGGATATACCGCTTGAGGTGTCATTTTTTTGGCCTAACTCCTGAGTATAAGATAGGGTTACACGAAGAAGTATTTTCTGTTTGTTATTATGGTAAAGGTGGTTTCACATGGAGTGAAGTTTATGATTTACCAATACATTTAAGAAGATATTATCTTAAACAAATTCAGAAGGCAGTAGATGAAAAAAATAAAGCGGAACAAGCAGAGATTTCAAAATCAAAATCAAAAGTTCCAACATTTACTAAACCATCTGGAAGAAAATAAATTCATGGTCTACATATTTATACAATGTAGACCATTTTGTTTTTAATTTATCCGGAAGGTCATGGCAACGGAAAATGAAAAAAAATTAGAAGAACAGATAAAATCTCTTTCGGAAGAAAGAAAAAAAATTGAAGCTGCTATTCTTGTATTAAAAAATCAAATAGAATCAACAGAAAAAAAATCTGTTGCTAATCTAGAAAGAATAATAAAATTAGAAACTTTGCGTCTTGATAGTGTAGAGAAGGAAGAAGAAATACGCAAAAAAATTGAAAAGATAGACAAAGATACCGAAAAAAGAACAGAAAAGGCAAAAAAAGCTCAAGACGAGACAACAAATAGTCTTGAGGGAACAAATGATCTTACATCTGATCTAAACAAAGCAATGAAATCTGTAAATTCTTTGATGACAGATTTCAGTAAGACTTCATTTAAAACACAGGCCATACTATCAACATTACCAGCTGATGCACAAAAAAATGCAGCTAATATGGGTTTAACTGTAAACATTTCTGAAAAATTTGGTAAAACAATTGAAAAAGTAAAGGTACACATACAACAAGGTGGTACATATACAGACTCTTTCAAAGATTCCTTAGCAGAAACAGTTGATCTTGCATCAGATGTAGAACAAATGGAAGCTGCAATGGTTAAATCATCTGCAGATGCAATGAAAGGTAAAGCCAGTATTGTAGAGACTGATAGAGTAAGAGAAGCAATACTTGTAAAGATGTATGAGATTGAAAACGGTAGTAGCGATTTAACGAGAGAAGAAAAGAAACTCCAAATGGATGCATTGGGTGTATTGTTGAACAAAATAGACCAGATGGATGTTGCTAATGAAAAAATAAAAGAACAAAATGATAGTATGGCTAACTTAAATCAAATGAGTAGTAAAGTTGGTGATACAATGGGGGGATGGGTAAAAAGACTTCCAGGTGGGGATAACATATCAAATGCTTTGGGTATAGATAAAACAGCAAATAATATAAATAAGAAGATGTCTACTGCATTTACATCTGCATTAGGTGCTATAAAGGGTAAAAACAGTCCAGCCGAAGCATTCAAGGATGCGGGTTCTGCATTAGGTAGTATGATTTCAATGGCACCAAAGTTGATGGCAGGTTTAGGATTAGGGTTATTAACGGGTGCAGTTAGTTTCTTGATGGGTGCTTTTGGTGAAGTAGACCAACAAGTTTCTGATATAGGTAAGGAATTTGGTTATTCAAGAAAAGAAGCAATGGGATTGAGAGATGCGTCAATTGATATTGCTGGAGAAATGGGTGTTGTTGGTGTAAACTCAAAAGAAGTTGTAAAAAACATAGGCACCGTTTCCGAAATGATGGGTGGATTGGATATAGGTGCTCAAATTGCGGGTGGAAATGCTGCGGCCAAACAATTAGTAAAAGATACAACTCTTTTAACAGAAAAATTCCAAATGAGTGCAGATGAAGTTCAGTCTATGCATACTCTTTCATCCATAACCGGCAAAAGTATGGGTGAACTTGCAGGAACTGCCGCTAAAATGGGTGGTGGATTGATGACAAGTAAACAAGCAATGAAGGCACTCGCAAGTGTTCCAAAAGAAGTTGCAGTTGCTTTCAAAGGAATACCTGCACAGTTGGCTGCTGCTGCTCAGAAGGCAAAATTACTTGGACACGATTTGAAGAAAGTTCAAGATATTGGTGATGGTATGTTAGACATAGAACAATCACTTGAAAAAGAAATGGAAGCGAGAGTATTGACTGGTAAAAATCTTCAATTAGATAAAGCCCGTGAACTTGCATTGAATGGTGATATTGCCGGATTACAAGATGAATTGTTAAAACAAGCCGGTGGTCTTGAAGACTTTACAAAGATGAATCGTATTCAACAAAAGGCAATGGCAGATGCCATGGGTATGTCTGTTGAAGAAATGACCACGATGCTTACAAATGCAGACAAACTACAAAAGTTGGGTGTATCACAACAACGAATGGATGAATTACAGTCTAAAAATGCTGAAGAATTAAAGAAAATTGCAGGTGAAACTGCAGATGGTGCATTGAAAGCCGAAATAGAAAGAATGGCAAAAGAAAAAGAATCTGCATCTATAAAAGAAAAGATGGCCAATATAGTTCAAAAACTACAAGAAAAACTATCAAAACTATTGACGCCTATTCTTGAAATGGTGCATGGAATGTTGGATGCAGCCGAAGCTGGTGGTGGATTTGACGATATAGTACAATCAATTTCTGGTGTAATAAAAGGTATAATTCCAATTGTAAAAACTCTTTTTGGTGTGTTATCGTCTTTAATTGGTCCTGTTACATCAGTTTTAGGATTTTTTGGTGGTATAGGTGATAAAACAGAAGAAATAACCGGTGGTGTTGCAGATGCTGGAAAGGCGGCTGAAGCAAGTCAGGCCGGTTTCGGTGGTATAATGAAAGCAGTTACATTGATTGGTGGTGCTTTTGCTGGCAAGGCATTGATTGGTAAAGGTCTTGACATGATGAAAGAAAAGGCATCAGAGTTCGGAGACACGTTAAAAGAAAAGGTTGCCGATAAAGTTGGGGATATGGGTAAAAAGTTTTTGGGTATGGGTAAGAATGCAAAAGGAATGAAAACGCCAAAGGCACCAAAAATGCCAGAAGGTGGTGGCAAAAAGGGTGGTGGGTTCATGGACTCATTGGTAGAGGCATTCAACAAAATAGATGCTAAAAAAATGTTAATGGGTGCAGCGGCATTAGTTGTTTTGGCTGCCGCTCTTTGGATAACGGCTAAGGCAGTTCAAGAATTTATGAAAGTAGATTGGGCTGCTATGGCAAAAGCCGGTGTTGCTCTTTTAGGTTTAGCCGGTGTTGCTTATTTGATAAGTAAAGTAGAAAAGGATATGATAAAAGGTGCAGCCGCAATGTTAATACTCGGTGCAGCTCTTTACGTGATTGGATTGGCATTACAATTTTTTGTAAAAATTAGTTGGGAAGATTTAGCAAAAGCTGGTGTTGCTTTATTAGGATTAGTTGGGATTGCGGCTTTACTTGCATATGCGGCGCCATTGGTTATAGTTGGTGCACAATCAATACTTATACTATCTGCTGCTTTCCTTGTATTTTCAGTTGGTATGTATGTTTTGAGTAAGGCAATGGCCGGATTTGTTCCAATGATGGAAACAGTTTTCAATGGAATAAACACTATAATAACTACAATAGGTGATGCTATTGTTAAAATAATAGAAGCTGTTGCAGGTGGTATATCAACCGTAATTGATAAGTTAATGGGATTGACTACATTAAACGGTGACAATCTATTGAAGATTGCTGCGGGTATAACTGCATTGGGTCTCGCCCTCGCTGGTTTTGGCGGTGGTTCCGGTGCAGGTGCTATTGCAGACGGTATAGGAAATGCAATCGGTGGACTATTAGGTGGTGAAAGTCCATTAAGTCAATTACAAACTATAATGAAAGATATTCAGCCAGAAAAATTATCTGGTATAGCTAAGGCAATCGTAGAACTTTCCGCTGCTATGACTGCACTTTCAAATACACTTCAAAATGTAAACTTTGATAAATTAGAAGAAGTAATGTCTGCTGTTGATAAAGCTAGTGGTGGAAGTAAAATTGGTTCTATCGTAAGTAGTATCAGTTCTTTATTCGGCGGTGGTGGAGAAGAAAAGGGTGGAGCTTCCGCCTCTCCTGCAAAAGCCGGTGGAATATCCACAGTTGGACAAACTGCGGAAACAGTTGCGGTTGGTGGTGCAGGTGGTGCAGCCGGAACAAGTGGTGCAGGTGGTGCAAGTGCAGCTGGTGGAGGAGGCGGTGGCCTTGAAGGAAAGATGGACCAACTTATTTCTATAATATCATCAATGGCATCATCACCAACGATAATACAAATTGGTGATAAAACGGTAGAAGAAATAAATGGTAGAGGCGATTTCAAGAAAACATATCAAATAGGAACGGATAATACCTACGGTAGATCCATGTAATAACATTTTCAATTATATCATATTTATATGAAATAATAGGAAGAATAATGTCTTTGTTAGATTTAAAATCAGACTTATCAAAATATCGGGCAGAAACTTCGATAGAAGAAAAAGAAGGCCCACACACATCTGTTGCAAAAAGTAGTAAAGGTTTTGCAACAAATCAACCTATTACAGATAGATTATTAACATCTATACCAGAAATAAAAAAACCAAAACAAATACCCATAGATGAAAGATTAAAACAATCTAAATTAGATGACATCATTCGCAAAGATTTTGATGAAATGATGATAAATTCTGTTTCAGGATTGTCACCAAAAAATATAGATGTAAACACATATAATCTTGGAGTATCTTCTATTGAAAATGTTGCTTCAAAATTTGGTCAAATCAAACAAGAAGAAATTGTAAATAATTTAAATACATCCAATACTCTGATAATAAAGTCTCAATCTGGAAACAATAATAATGATTCAAATGTAAACCCAAGTCAATTTACACAAACTGTTAATAGAACTGAACAAAGTCCTAATATAGTGGTAAATGTTGGTGATGCAAATGATAATATAATCGTTCCTGAAATAATCATAGATGGCAAACCATTATCTATGAATAGAGAAAATCAATCGGTAATAATAAATAAAAACTTAATTTCTCCCATAAACAATGTAATAAATCCAAACATTGCATTGAATAAGATATTTAAACCATCCGTAAAAGAAAATACAACACCTAACATTGTAAAAGATACAATAAAGGAAGGTCTTGTTGTTGATCCACAAACAAAGGTATTTAGAATACAATCTGGAACAAATCATTTTACTGATGAAAGTGAATTAAATCCAAAAGGAAAATCCATACAGTTCATATCCACATCTATGTTGGATTCAAGAAGACCACTTCAAGAACCAGATTTGGTTAGATATAGTGGTGAAACTGTGCAGACTAGAGATAACAGTATCTATAATATAGATAATGTTATTAGAACAAATCCATCCGGTAGAAATGAAAATCCAGATGAATCACTTTATTCATTCGATAATGCACAGGGTGTAAACTATTTCGATAATAGATATTTCAGAGGATTTAGCATAAACCAAAAATCAACAGATTTGGTTAATAAGTATTCGTCTATATTTGGTTTTCCAGGATCAAGAGGAACTTCACCTGCAGTCAATTTCATGGTTGATACAAATTCTACTGGATTTGAAACATTTACTCAACCAAGAGTTTCCTCGTATAAAAACGAAAGTTCAGATTATACATTTGTTACTCAAAGAAGTGTAAACTTTTTTGATATAAACGGACAACATACAAATGCAGGTTTTACTTTATTTGCTCGTGCATTAACAAGTAATTATTTAGATAATGTTTCAAGATTTACATGGAAAGGTAAAAGACCATCTGCTCCATCTGTTAATTATTTTGATGTTAATAAAGAGAAAAGTGTTGCTGGTTTCCACACATTTGCACAAACATATGATACAAAATTTGTAAAACAATCATCGATATATGATTGGGATGGAAAGAGAACTGGATCACCAGAAGTAAATTATTTTGATATAAATTCAACATATACAAAACGTGGTTTTCATAAACTTGCAGAGTTGTATGATTCAAAATATGTAAGGGGTAGTTCTATCTTCGATTGGGATGGAAAGAGAAGAAATGCACCTGCTGTAAATTATTTTGATGTTGATTCTAAAAATTCACAAACCGGTTTCCATACGTTTGCACAAAAATACGATAGTAAATTTGTTGCAGAATCATCTGAATTTGATTGGGATGGTGTACCTACAAATGCTCCTGCAATAAACTATTTTGATTTAAATGGTCAATTTACAACAACAGGTTTCCATACGTTTGCACAAACTTATGATACCAAATATATTCCTGAAACATCTAGATTTGATTGGAATGGTGTTCGTAGAAAGGCACCTTCTGTAAATTATTTCGATTTGAGTAAAGAATTTACAACAACTGGTTTCCATACATTTGCGAGAAAATATGATACCAAATATATTCCTGAAAGTTCTGTGTTCGATTGGGATGGCACCAGAGATAAAGCGCCTGTTGTTGATTACTTCGATTTGTATGCAACAAATACTTCAACCGGCTTCCATTCATTTGCTCAATTATATGATACGAAATTTATAGAAGAATCTTCTATCTTTGATTGGGATGGAACAAGAGTAGATGCTCCGGAAGTAAACTACTTTGACATCTCCGGTGGAGGTAGATCTAACTTAGAATCTACTTCTGGATTTGTTGCAAAAACTACTGCAGGTTTCCATAAATTTGCTCAGATATATGATACAAAATATGTTCGTGGTTCATCGATTTATGATTGGGATGGTGACAAACAATCTGCACCTGCTGTAAATTATTTTGATGTATCTGGAACAAGTAGAACTGCGAGTGAACAAAACTCTTTACTTGCACAATTTAATGTTCCAAGAAGATTTACCGCAAATACACTTGGTGGATTCCATACATTTGCACAAAAGTATGATACAAAATACATAACAGAATCATCTGAATATAATTGGGATGGTACAAGAAATAATGCACCAGAAGTAAATTATTTTGATATTGCACAAACAAACAGAACTATATCCGAATTTACAGGTGGTTTTAGGTCATTCACAACAGCTGGATTCCATAAATTTGCTCAATTATATGATTCAAAATATATTAAAGATTCTTCAAGATATGATTGGGATGGTAGGGCTGACAGAAAAAATTTCCGAAATCCAATACCGGTAGATTACTTCGATAATCCAAATGCAAATGCAAGACGTTTTGGTACACAATTCATAATAAATACACCAAACGATTATCGTGCGGGTATAATGACTGTTGGTACAAAAGATAAATTTATTGCAAAAACTTTTGGTGGTTTCCATATATTTGCTCAATTGTATGATTCAAAATATATTCCTGAAAGTTCACGATTCGATTGGGATGGTACGAAAGATAGAGCACCTTCTGTAAATTATTTTGATACATTCCAATCAAACAGAACAACATCAGAAGAAAATTCTTTACTCGCAGACTTCAATAGACCAAAACAATTTATAGCAAGTACAACTGCTGGTTTTCATATATTTGCTCAAAAGTATGATACCAAATATATTAAGTATGCTTCGTTGTATGATTGGGATGGTGTTCCTGATAAAACTAATTTTAGAAATCCAGTACCAGTTGATTACTTCGATACATTTGAATCAAATAGAACTACATCTGAAGAAAATTCTTTACTTGCAAACTTTAATCGATCTAAAGATTTTATTGCAAAAACAACTGCTGGTTTTCATATATTTGCACAAAAGTATGATACAAAATATATTAAAGACGCATCAATATATGATTGGGATGGTAGAGCTGATAGAAGGAACTTCACCAATCCAATAGCAGTAGACTTCTTTGACAATATAGGATCAGTTAGTGACTATCGTAGACGTTCTAATGTTGGTGGTGAAAACTTCTTAGACGGTGCTGGTTCAGTTAATGGGTATAACACACGATCAAATATCGGAGGATTTGCATTCCTTAAACAGATTGGTACAAAAGATAAATTTGTTCAAAAAACTTTATCTGGTTTTGATATATTTCCAGAACATTATGTAACACGATATATTCATGGTGCATCAAGATTTGATTGGGACGGACCAAGACAAGACGCACCAGCAGTTGATTTCATGGATACTGTTGCATCCGGCGATGTATTCATTAAAAATACATTAGGTGGTGGCGACTATCTACGTGGAATTATTGCTTTAGGTAATTTACCAGTAAGAACTTTTCAAGGTGGAAATAAATCTAGATTAGATTATAGTTTATCAGGATATACACATAGTGGTTTCACTACTTTTGCACAAATATATGATACACAATATACCTTTAAAGTAGATAGGTTTGGTTGGGTTGGTGGTGTGGATAGAATTGGATTATCAAATCCTATTCCAGTTAATTTCTTTGACAACCATGTAACAATAAGTAATGGTTCGGATTCTGTTGCTTATGATAATGAGAGTAGACCTGGAACAGTTCCAAGTCAAGCAACAGTAATAAACGGACAGCGTAGGGGATATGGAGAAATAAATCCTGGTTCGATATTATTTCAACTTGGAAAAATAAGCACAAAGGATCAATTTATTGCAAAGACAACTGCTGGTTTCCATATACTTGCTCAGAGATACGATTCAAAATATGTTTGGGATTCTTCTGTCTTTGATTGGGATGGAACAAAATTAAATGCACCAACTGTAAATTATTTTAACGATAGATACGGAGACGGTTTCCGTAAATTTGCAATAGAATTAGTATCTGATTTAAAACCAGATAGTGGTAGATTCAATTGGGCAGGTTCAAGACCAGATGCTCCAGCAGTTTCATATTTTCCACAATTACAACCTAAAACTGATCATGCAAGAAAGATAGCTATTTTTAGTAATCAAACTGAACCAACAAGTCCTGTGATTACAATAGGGGAGGATGCAGTTGTTCCACCTGAATTGTTTAAAAAATCTGGATTGTCTCCTGGATTTAGAAGATTTTTCATAAACAAAACTCAAACTGCATATTCACCGTATCTTTCTGAATTTTCAGTTCTTGCAACTGCTAATCCATATACTAATTTTTTCCAAGCACCAAATGGTTACAAACTTTCAGGAATAAATGGATTAGAGGCAACTGATCCATCTACACTTGGAATGGTAACGGGTCTATTGACTGGTATAGGTGGGTTTATACCATATCTTGGATCATTAAATAGACCAACTAAAGATCCAAGTGTAACCGAAATTGGTCTTGGTGATTATTTATCAAGTGATAATATAAACTCATTTGATAAAGTTTTATATGATACACTAAAATTTTCGGGTGGGAAACAAAAATATAGTTCATCTGTTGTAAAACGTTCATCAATAAGAACAAAAACTTTGGGTTCAAATCTATCTTTAATAGATGCAGATATTAAAAACACAACATTTTTCTCATGGGGAAAATGGCCAGTAGCAAAAGATAAAGGATTTTTGCGTAATATGTCTCTTTTTAAAGGAACGTTATACCCAATAATTTTTGAACATTTTGATAATAGGGATCGTCCAGATGTAGTATTTGAAGATACAATAGGTAGCATAAATTTAATAAATATATTGGGTGTTCCTGGAGGCGATTCAAACCGCAATACACGTATTACATATGGTACTAGCACAGAGTTAAAAGTTGAACATGGTCGCGGAGATGGTCAGAGCAATTTCGATACTAATGCATACGGTTTCACACAGGGCTTAAAAGGACAGGCATTTTTAGATGCTCTTTTGCCACACTCTTTGGGAAAAAGACCTTGGTCTTCTGCAATCGGTAATAGTTTGTATTCAACATTACAAAATCAATATCCAATTTATACATTTGATGCAAATTCAAGATTTTATGGTTATCGTAGACCTAGCAATTCAAATCCAGCGGAACCTGTACTTGATAATGTTGATCAATTCGGTGCAAAATTTGCAGATGTTTCGATATACAGAACGGGTGCAGGTGGACCATATGAGAAAATGTTAAAGAATGGATTTTGGGTTCAACCTGAAAATGTTAATAATTCGGATCAAATACAACCTGGTGCAGTAAATACTCGTCCTGGTTATCATGGAACAAAAGGATATGAAAGGTTTGGTAGAGGCGGTAATTCTGAAACAGGATTTTTCAGAATAGATGAAAATTCAGAAAATTTAGTTAGACAATATGGTTATATTGGTCGTTGGGCTTTACAGACTGGAGAACTTGATAAACAATATAAAAAGTTTGATTTAAGAGAAGATTCATACAATCCAGATATATTTTGGTCACAACCTTATTATGTATCTGATATAGGTGCAAATTGGGGATGGGGTGCACTTGCTTGTGGTAGAATGAGTCCAACAACTCAATTAGACAGAAGACTTGCTGATTTGCAGAGAATTGCAAAGTTTATGACATCTGGAAAAGGATTGTTATGGACATTGAAACAATTTGGTATGCAGTTTATGAATCCATTTGTTGATACATGGGGTGAACCTTTCGATCTTTTTGAACAGAGATCTTATCAAGATATTGGTTCAAGTGAAAGAAGAATATCGGTTGTGAATAATTCTGTTCTACCTAATATATTTGATACCACAGGAGATCCGGTTGGTCCCAATAGTGGATTGGGATCAGGTGGTTCTATTTTTATGCCACCCCCAACAATGTTGTATAATCCATTATCTACTTTAATAAGTACAGTTGGTTCCGGTATAGGTTTACATTGGCAAAGACACTGGAAATCTGCAGGATTTGGGTTTGGTGGTGCACATCAATGGGTTCCAAATTATCGAGAACAAGTGGCAACTGCAACTATGTCAGCTGGTGTGGAACAATCAAGAACATCTTTTCAAAATCCGTTAGCAAATAGACCAAACATGGGCAATCTCTCAGGAGATCCAGCAGGCACAAGACGTATTCCTGATGATTTAAACCAACATTATGAGGCACAAACCACTTATAGAAATAAAACCGGGTTTATCAATCAAAATATCGGCGGAATAGATTACAAAGAAAAATCATTCCATAGAAAATCAAATGGTACTTGGGAGACTCCTGCTCCTGATCAATCACAATGGTATTCATTACAAAACGAAACTCCAGGAAATGGGCGAGGTAATGCTACTGGAAGTCCCGTTGCATCAGGACACGGTGCATCTTTGGATTATTTTGAAGAACCAAGAAGAACTAACCCAATAACACGCCAACGTAGATATAATAGATTGATTGGTTTAATGAAAGAATTATTACCACAATCTTTTTCACCAAATCTTGTTGCTGATAGAGATGGTAGAACACAACAATATGGTCCACCTGCACCTGGATCACAAACAGGAACAACATCAACTCAACCAGAGATAAATTCCGATCTGAGAGTAAGGGCAAACGCTGCGTTGATTGCAACTAATAGAACAAGACTGTCTGATGCGGAGATAGTAAGACTGTCATCAAATTTTGGTGGACCTGGTTCATTCTTTGGTATAGGTGGAACCAGTATAAACAAATCAAGACACAAACTACTTGGAACATATACAACTTCTCCTCTTTTAAATAAAGATTTAGTTGAAGAAGGAAAACAAAGAGAAACATTCTTTGCATTAGATTTCTATGCAACATATAAAGATAGATTGTTAAAGTTAAAACCAACTATAAATTCTGCATTTCCAAATGGTAATGAATTGGGTGGTGATTTGTATGCAATAACAACTGGATTAAAAACTAGAGATTTAGGAAGAAATAATGGAATATACAGTGCAAATCCGTTAAAGGATCCTAATGATCCAAACAATCCTATTGTTGGCGAAAATATAACAATACAACCAATAACTGCTCGTAAAATAAATGCAATTGCCACGAATAGAAATGATCTCATGTTTACATACGAAAGTTCCGAAAACAGATTGAGAAACTCTACCGTAAATGAACTGCGAACACAAAAAGGTGGTGGTGCATCAATGACTGGTGTTAATCCAAAAATTAAAGATTATTTTACAAGTGATATTAAAAAATTTAAAGTGTCAAATTATTTACATAAACACACTTATGATTCAACATCTACATTAAGACCAGGAACATCACCAAACATTTGGCTAAATCCAAGTTGGACACCAAATAGAAGTAGAAAATTCAATGATTTTAGATGGGATATAGAGGATATAAATTCAACTTATTCTCCACCAAATTCTCCAAGAAACACAACTGGATGGAACAATTTAATATCTATGAAATTTTCTACACATCCTGCTATTTCTGATTACAAAAAAAATAATTTAGAAGATAAGTTTGGTTTAGGAAAACACGGAGAACCTGGTTCTGATAGAGGAAATCCAAGAGTAACAAATATAGTGTATACCAAAGTTCAAACAGCTCTCGGTTCGACTAATGCAGGACTTGCAGCTATTGCTGGAAATTTAGCAACAACTCCTGCTGCTGGTGCTACCAGAAATGGAACATCATTTTCAACATATTCTGTTCCAGTTTTAAAAAATCAAGGAGCTGGTCCTGGTATTCCAACAAACGTATTTCGCGGAGATAGAATAAATATAATAGATTACAAACGTGCTAATTTTCCTCTAACACATGATTTGGTTTATGAAAAAGGATTATTTAATAATCCAAGCTTACCTGGAACAGATGATCTTATAGAATTTTATTTTTCAAGTATAGTATTAGATGGTCATAATTACTGTCCTGCAGAAGTAATTGTTTTTAGAGCCATATTTGATAGTATAACTGACAATCATAAACCATCATGGTCTGCTGTAAAATATATGGGTAGAGGTGATCCACTCTATACTTACGATGGATATGAAAGGGATGTTAGTTTTAATTTTACTGTTCACATTGGATCTCGCGATGAAATGAAAGCATCGTGGCGTAAATTGAATTATTTGGCAGGATGGACAGCACCGGAATATACTAGATCTGGATTTATTCGTGCTCCACTTTGTAGATTAAATATGGGTAATTTATTCAAAAAAATGCCAGGATATATTAGCTCATTGAGTTATACATTTGATAATACGAATGGAACATGGGAAACTGCAAATTTAGACGGAGATAGATTCAATCAAAATACAGATAGTAGTGTTGAGTTTGAAACTACACCGGGTGTATTACAATTGCCAAAAACAATACAAGTTGCTTGTTCATTTGTACCAATAGGCGTATATCGTCCTGAAAGATTTGGTGTATTCTATCCCTTATATGACGATAGTACAAATAATCCTGCAGAAATTGAAAATGGACTTATACCAAATACAGACGATAGAGTTAATTGGTTTAAACCTTTTGATGATATATCGATTCCAACGATAGTGAATGGTGCTCTTCCTGCCGGTGCTGATGCTGATGTTATTGCTCATCTTGCAGTTGCTCCGGGAGAAGAAGAAGATTTGGCACAAGTTACTTTAAGTAATCCACCGCCGCCATAATTTTTTACAATTTTATATTTATATTTAAACACATTGTTATCAATATAATTCTAGGATTAAATGGAAAATCGTTACAAATCTTGTAATATAGTAACTGGTTCAAGAAAATTAGAATCAAATGGAAACCAAACCACAGTATCTAGGTTATCAACAACATTTTACCCAAACCTAGATACAGGTGGTGATAATATGATTCTTTCACAACCAGGCGATAGATTGGATTTAATTGCAAAAGAATACTATGGAGATGAAACATTTTGGTTTGTTATAGCAGTTTCTAACAATTTAGGTAGAGGGACATTATATGTTCCACCTGGTACATTACTTCGTATACCAAGATACTCTGAATATAGTGGTATTGCTTCGCTTGTTCAATCATTTAATGAGGAGAGATAATTTATGCCAGTAGTGGGAGGAAGACACGTAAACCCTTTTTATAGGCAGGTTGATCCTTATGTTGTAAATGAATTAAATGCTAGAGGAAACATACATGGTCAAAGAGTTAGGGGTGCATCTAGAAGTGCAACTGCTGGAACTGGTGGTGGTGATGCTGCTAGGAATTTGAATTGGGGATATGGAAAAAAATCTTGGTGTAGAATATACTCACCAACCACTGGCATTGTTTTAGGAACAGCTGGTTCATCGGTTATGAGTACAAGAAACGGTGATCTTACATTGTATAGTGCAGCAAGAAATGTTCCAAGATACCCATTATTACAAAGTCTAGATGTCAATAATGAGGGAACAATGGGATCTTTATTGAAAGGTAAATTTACATTTACAATATATCCTAGAATAACTACTAATGGATTTGTATTGGATCGTATAGAAGATGCATTTTTTACACCTGGTGCAGAAGTAAATGTAAATTGGGGATGGAGTGTAACAGCCGCAAGTGCACAGGCATGTACCGGAAAATTTACAGGAATAATATACAATTTCAATTGGAGCGTTAATCCTGATTTATCAATAACAGCAGATTGTTCAATAGTTTCGGCAGCAACTATTTCAACTGGTATGTCAGGTGACGTTAATACCGGTAATGATCCAAATGATACACCTGTCACAATCGGAACAAACCCTTTACCTGGACCTAATATCGCATCAGTTATAGATAAAGATTTGGCAGGTGGTCCTGGATTTGCAGCAACCTTTGGGCAGGCACCTATGACACAAACATATATTGGTTTTGCCGGTACGTCCACACAAATGATGGAGTATTATGCTATAGGTTTACCATTTCAACCAACGGAACCAGAATCAACTGGTAATACAGATCCCGGAGCCCAAAATCAGGGGGCAGCCCAATTAGCAGCTGCACGTCCAGTTACCCCTCCGGTGCCAAAACCTTTTTATTATACTAAACTTCAAACTGTTGTAGAATTTATCAATAAGGCAATAGATCAACTTGAAACAGGCACTGCAGGTCCACCAGGACGTCCACCAGCGATTGGACCTGATGATGTGATGAAAAGACTTTTTAGAGTACAGGTTTACGGTAATTATACTGCATGGAATGATCAAATAAGATCTGCGTTCCCTGTTGATGTATTTTTTCCAGATGACATAATGGGTGAATATGGTGGTTCGTCACCATTTACTGCACCTGCACCACTTAGATCTCAGCCAGGAAGTATCGCACCTCCTGGAGTTCTTAACGGTGGTAACATCGCAATAGGTGAGATACTAATTGGAACCGATTTTTTGAAAAAAACATATAAAGAATTTGTTGCAGAAAATGCTGCAAATATATCTCATAAAAATTTAACAAGTTTTTTTGAAACAATATGTAAAAGAATAAATTATGCAACAGGTGATGTTTACCAATTATCTCCTGTACTTTTTGAGACGGAAGATTTATCGGGTTTAACACCGCAAGGTGTAAGGGATCCGACTCCGGCTATACTGTCAATAGAAGACACTAATTTAACTAACGAGGCAACTGCTACATCAGCAGTTGTTCCCTATCCATTCCGCGTTGATATAAGTGCAGCTATAATTAGAAATGCATCAATATCATGTAAACCACCCGCAGCATCAGCCGCTGCCGCATATACGGCAGCAAGAGCTGAGACATCTCGAACAAGTAAACCAACCAATTCTGATGTTAAAGTTAGCCCAACTGCTGGTACTGGAGTACCCGCACCATCTGCTCAAATGACTGGTAATCAAAGATCCGCTGCTACCGATTTAACAGCTAAAATCGCAAATGCTTTAACCGATGGTTTTAACAATGCATGGGGTGAACAGTATAGAGGATTGATTACAAAATGGAAAAAAACTTTAGTTGCATCTAGTCCAGGTGGTGCAGGGTCAGCAAATGGTCATTGGATGAAAAAGGCGGTATATCCAATAGATTTAACATTGACCATAGATGGTATTATGGGATTTAAATTTGGAGACACCATTCAATGTTTTGCAATACCTGCAAGATATAATCAAGATCCTTGGAACATAGTCTTTACTGTAACTAAAATAAGTCATAAAATAGATGCTGGTGCATGGACAACCACTTTAAATACAAAAGCTCGTGTTAGTATGGGTGGATAATGGCATTTAGATCTAGAACATATTATCCAGAAAACTTCATAACCAAAAATTTGTTTACGAATGGAAAAGAATGGATGTCTATAACAGATTGGAGTGAATATGTTGGTCCATATCACACGTATATTTCTGGAGAAACATATTCAGAGTCAGAATGGCATCCAACAAAATCAATAAGACTTGTAAAATATAAAGAAAGAAGTAAATCGTATTTTAAGTATGTTGAGATGGTTCAATATGTAAAAACTTCAGATGGATCAAGAAAACCAAAATTAAATCCATTTTTAAAATACAATTTATATGAAAAGCCAACTCCTATTTTACGCACACCAACCAGTGACGAGTTTAAAGCGGGAAGTATGACCAGACATTTTGCATATAAAAGAAATGAACCTGAAGTATTTTTTGTTGAAATTGGTCCCAATCAAAAAATAGATTATTTTAGAGATGGTGCAGGTATAAACCAATATCTATACAATATAATAGATGTTCCATGGAAATTGAATGGTCCTGAATATGATACATTTAATGATAGAGGAATACTTGTTAGTCCGGGTGTAGTTGATACAAATAAAAGAATTATATTGCGAATTTCAAAAAAATTACCTATATTTGTTAAGATAGTAACTGATCCAAGACAGTTTACGATTTATGACAATACTTTAAAGTTATTTTAATTTTTATGAAATTCCAACAAAAACCTTCGGTTTGCATTCCAATTACAAGTAATCCAAACAAACATCAATCTGCAGTTGGCATTATCGGTATGTATTTTCTTTTTACAGATGGCGAAGAAAAATACATTAACTTTACTCATCCAGATGAAATAGATAGTGACATCAATCTAAGAGATATTATTTTACATCCAAAAACTATTGTATTTAATAAAAAGTCATTAGTGTATAATGGTTGTAATGATGGCATAGATTTAAACTCATACCTGCACTATCATATATCAGACCATATAAATCCAAAAGAATTTTATCCAAAGGGTATGGAAACTCTTGCAAATAAATTTTACAAGATAGAAGATTTAGGTCATGTCATACCACTTTCAAAACAATTAGAATGGGCAAGAAAAATAGCAAGATATGTCATACAAATTTACAATGATAATCCGATTAGTCAAAGTTGTATTGACTATTGTAATGATTTCATAAATGTGTTCCATGAAATAGAAAAGAATGATATTCTTGTTGGTGATGAAATAAAAAAACAAAACTATATGTGGTATACTGCAACAGGCAGACCAAGTAATGCATGGGATGGTTTTAACTTCTCTGCAATGAATAAAAAAGACGGTAGTAGGGATAAAATCCGTTCAAGGTTTGAAGGTGGTAAAATTGTTCAATTTGATTACGATGCTTTCCATATTAAACTATTGGCAAAGATATTAGAATATAAATTTGAAGGGCATCCATATGAACAAATACAACTTGATTTGAATATGGATATTGATTATGATGATTTCAAATCAAAAGTGTTTCAAAATATCTATGGAACAATAACTCCTGAGTTTATGAAACATCCTTTTTTCAAAACAGTTCAAGCTATGATTGATACTATGTATGAACAATATGAAACCGATGGAATGGTGAAATCTTGGTTTTATGAAAAGAGATTTAGAGATATTCAAGATGCAACACCTAACAAAGTATTTAATTATGTTCTGCAGTCATTGGAAACCGAATATAATGTTCGTAAAATAAAAAGTATCTTACCACATTTGAAAGATAAGAAATCTGTATTTATGATGTATCTATACGATGCATTCATATTCGATATTCATCCAGACGAAACAGATTTAATCAAAGTATTACAGTCTGCCTTTGAGACTGATAATATGTCAGTAAAAATTTACGTTGGCGATACATTTGGTGGTATTCTACAAATTTAGAAACATATTTATATTATGTATGAAAATTTACAAGTATAGAGAGAAAACTATTGAAGACACAATTAGTTTGTACATTCACACGAAAAAACAATGTAGGTTATACGATAGATTCCATAAGAGAAAATTTTTCCATTCTTAATAATAAAGTATTTCTGTTTAAGTCATTAGAAACACGTGAAGATTCTTTATTGTCTTACAATGTAATAATGGACACATATAAGAAGTTTTTACCAAATTCAATAATGGTTCATCAAAAACGAGAAACAAATACGATATACACCATAAACGCCCTAAATGAATTGATAATGAACTTGAACAACGGTGTGCTTGATAAGTCATATCCTATTGAATGGGAAAGATATAGAAACTGTGCTCTATTGAAAAATCGAGACGGGTTTAGAGTAGTAAAGATATTTTTAGTTAAAGTATACAGCTGGTGATATTTATATGTATATTTTTATCAATTAAAAGTGATGACAATGAAAATTAAAATCAATACTTTAATAAATGAAGTAACAAAAAGAGTTGTTGAGAGATTGAAAAACAATATGCTTTACGAAGGTAGTGGATTCGATTCCATCTTTGAAGAATTGAAAAAATCTTTGGATCAAGTTAGCATATTACCAGATAATGTAATAGATGCTAGTATGTATAAAGAACACGAAATAGTAGATGCTCTGAAAGGAATTGGTTTTCAATATAAAAAACCAATATCTGGAAAGCTTCATTTTTTCAATAAAAAAACAAGTGTTAGTTTATATCTCATACAAAATTCTTTGCGTATAACACTAATGCCATAAGGAAATATAAATGAAACGTAAGAATAAAATAAACGAAACTATAATGTTGTCTGCTATAAGTCCAATGAGTTTTATGGCATTGATAGATGCTGCGAATGTTATAGAAAAAAATAAAAATTTAATACAGTTTCTATTTCCAAATGAAAGTATGAATACTATCAGATCATGGTTCTATAAGTTTGGTGAATCCAAGGCATATAAAGAAACATCCGAAAAATTACAATCCATTGGATCTAGATTTTCTACAAATCCAACTTTAAAGGTATTGTATAAATCACTTGACACGTTAAAATCTGCATCATATAGTGAGAGTGAAAAAGAATCACATGAGGCAGATATTAGAAAAATAATAGAGAAAATTGGTTTGTTCATTAAAAAAAGACTTACAGATGATGATATTGCAGTTCTTGAAAGCATATTATCCGAACTAAACGGTGTTTCCGAAAACATATCTAAAAAAATTGATAATCAAATTGAAGGTATGGTTGCTAAAGAACAAAAGACCGAAGTAGTAGTTAGTGAAAGACTTAAAAATAAACTTCGTAAAAAGATAAAAGAAATTGTTAGAACACATCTATTATCAAAGAGATAAACTTTTATATGATAAAATTAACAGATATATTAACGGAATTGGGTATACAGAAGGGTGCTTTTCACGGTTTTGGAATGAAGCCACAAGATATGAGAGTTGATGCTTGTAATGTTGAATGGACAAGTCCAGATCAAGATACCGGATGTCCTGCATTTTCTGATTCAACTTCTATAACCACCGAAGATATTGATAAGGCAATTCTATACTTGAATGAAGAAACACCAAAAACATTGATTGCATATTCACGTGGTGGAGCAATACTTCTACAAGCGCTATCAATGGGTGCTAAAAAGCCAGATACAGTTTACCTTGTTGCTCCGGCATGGAATAGACAATGGCCAACGGTAACACTAACTGGTTCCGAAATTAGTGGAAATGGTGCAATAATTCATGGTGGTAGTGATAATATAGTTCCATTGAAACATTCTGTAATGTTGGCAAAAGCAAGTGGTATGCCTCTGTATGTTTTTGCGGGTGCAAATCATGTAAACATATTGAAAAACAAAGATAATCCAACATCAGGAAAGTGGATGAAAGATGTTATGAGTGCTAAATCATTTCATATAATGTCTGTTCTTCCTGATTGGGGTAAAACGGGCAAAGCAACTGCAGACGAACTTAAAATACAAGAAGAATTTGTTAATACAATTTAGAGAGAAAGTATATGAAACATTCATTAAAAAGTTTAGTAAATGAGGTTAGAATTAAACTTAATGAAGATGAGGGACAAGAAGAATTGAAAAAAATACTTAAAAAAGATTATCCATCTTTTGTAAAAGAATTGGGCGATAATATCAAAGATGAAAAATTTTTGAATGCAATAAAATCACTATCATCCGATTCTCCAGTTAAAACATCATCCGTTACACCGGCATGTACTGATTTACAACCAACACAAAATGAAGTAGTAATGGACAAATCATTGAGTTACCCATTGAAGGATCCTGCAAGTGCTGAAATGTATTTAAAGGGTGGTGTTGTTGCACCTGCTGGAAAATCAATAGTAACTGGCGGTGGTGGAAAATTTGTTATTGATGGACACCATAGATGGTCTCAGGTATTTTGTATAAATCCTGATGCTAAAATGAAGGCATTAGATTTAACAGACATTAAAAATCCAATAGAAGCATTGAAAGCAACTCAAATTGGCATAGCAGCTCAAACTGGTACTGTTCCAACCGCAGCCGGTGGTGGAGTAAATCTTTTTACGGTTGGCGAAAGTGAATTAAAGAAATATGTGATTGACAACATACAAGAACCTGTTGTTGAAATTTTCAAAAAATACGATAAAGGTGATACACCTGAAAAAATTGCAGATTATATTTGGGGTAATGTGCAAACATTAAAAACCCAAAGTCCACCAGTTGCAGGTGCTCCTAAGCGTGATGTTATGCCTCAAACTGACGATGCACCCGATTGGGTTGCCAACACATTTAATGTGGAAAAAATGCCAGAAGGTGTTGTAAAACGCCTGAAAAAATTGATGAACTACAATAAATGATAAAATGGGAAGTCTTCGGATTCCCCATATTTATTTATAGAAATAAAAAAATTGCTTGCTTATTAAACATTAAATTATTATATTAGTATTGTTCTATTAGACATAGCATTCTTTTAGTAACGATTAAACATTATTTATTACACATTTGGAGAAACATCATGGGTATCAACCTCGATGCAATCAAGAGTCGTTTGAACTCTCTAAAAAACACAAACAATCGCACATCTAACATTTGGAAACCCGATCCGGGTGAAACCCAAATCAGAATTGTTCCATACATCCACAACAGAGAAAATCCATTCATCGAATTGTATTTCCATTACAATTTGGGTAAGAGGTCTATTCTTTCACCTGCATCATTTGGTCGCCCAGATCCTGTGGTTGAGTTTGCTGAAAAACTTAAACAGACTGGCGATAAAGAAGATTGGGTAATGGGTAGAAAATTAGAACCAAAAATGCGTATCTATGTTCCTGTTATTGTTCGTGGTCAAGAAAATGAAGGTGTAAAGTTTTGGGGATTTGGTAAACAAATCTATGAAGAACTGCTTGCTTTCTTTGTTGATCCCGATTACGGTGATTTGTCTGATCCAAAATCTGGTCGTGACATTGTTGTTACCGTTAAGTCACCAGAAGAAGCCGGTAAGACTTATGCAGAAACAAGTATCCGTGTTAAACCAAAAGAAACACCTATTACAGAAAGTGCAGATGTTCTTGAAAAGATTAAGTCACAACCACAGATTACAGAATTGTATCCAGAGCCATCTTATGATGATTTGAAAATTCAATTGCAAACTTGGATGGGTGCTTCATCACAAGAAGAACCTGCAGCAGACCTCAATTACAAACAAGAAAAGAGTGAGAAGCCATCTACATCTGCTGAAGATGTCGGTGTTACATTTGATGATTTATTTTAATAAGGGTGAGTTATGGCAAAATCAAAGAGTGATCTTTCCGATGAACTCGGTGGGCTCATTGCCGAAACTATAAACAAACAATTCAAAGCTCAAAACATTAAAACCGCTTACTTTCTTGAAGGTGATAGTGATGCACCTACGATAGTAAAAGAATGGGTGGGAACTGGCTCAACTATGTTAGACTTGGCCATTTCCAATCGTAAGTATGGTGGTTTTCCCGTTGGTCGTGTATCTGAAATAACAGGTCTCGAACAATCTGGTAAATCATTGTTGGCAGCCCATGCACTTCTAAACACACAAAAGAAAGGTGGTCTTGCGGTTTATATTGATACCGAAAATGCAATCGCAACTGAATATCTATCTGCAATCGGTTTGAACTTAAAAGATATGTTATACATTCCATTGGAAACAGTAGAAGATATTTTTGAAACTGTTGATGTTATCATTGACAAGGTTCGTTCATCCGATAAAGATAGGTTGGTAACGATAGTAGTTGATTCAATCGCCGGTGCATCCACTAAAACAGAAATGGCTGCAGACTTTGATAAGGATGGCTATGCTACGGCAAAGGCACTTATCATTTCAAAGGCAATGAGAAAGATTACAAATCTTATCGGTAGAGAGCGTATTTGTTTGATTATTACAAACCAACTTCGTCAGAAACTAAATGCTCCGGCATTCTCTGATCCTTGGACAACACCAGGTGGCAAAGGTATTCCTTTCCATGCTTCTGTTCGTCTTCGTCTTTCTTCAATTGGTGCTATCAAAGCAAAGAGAGAAGGTCGTGATGAAATCGTTGGTTCGAGAGTTAAGGCAAAATTAGTTAAAAACCGATGTGGTCCACCACTTCGTGAATGTGAATATGAAGTTTATTTTGATAGTGGTATAGATGACTATTCTTCATGGCTAACTGTTATGAAGGAACACAATCTTGTTTCACAATCAGGTGCTTGGTATCAATGGACAGACAAAAGAACTGGAGAGGTAATCAAATTTCAATCCAAAGAATTTGTTGAAAAGATTATGAGTAATCCTGAATTGTATGATATAGTTTATGATGAAATCGCAGAGAAAGTAATTATGAAATATAAGAAACTCGATGAAGCTCGTATAGACGATGTAACACTTTCAAATGAACCATTATTACAAGATGAAGTATGAACAACAAATATCAAAGACTTTTACAAGAAATAGAAACGGAAAGACAAGAACAAGAAAACCTACATCGTGATAGTAAGGTTTTGATTGTAGATGGGATGAACCTTTTTATACGCACATTTTCTGCCATCCCAACATTAAACGAAGATGGTGTTCATGTTGGTGGACTTTCTGGTTTCTTGAAGTCTCTTGGAGCAACAATCCGTATGGTTAATCCCACGCGGGTTGTTGTGGTCTTTGATGGTAAAGGTGGTTCACAAAGAAGAAAAGAAATCTATTCAAACTATAAAGAAGGTAGGGCAATCAAGTCACGGTTAAACCGTGTAGTTGGGTTTGAAGATATTGATGATGAACAATCCTCAATGAAGTATCAACTGTTTCGTGTTTTTTCATACCTACAAAATCTGCCACTTACTATAATCTCCATTGATAAAATCGAGGCAGATGATGTGATTGCCTACCTTTCTTCTTATTTCAAAGAAAAATGTGTAATACTTTCTAATGACCGAGACTTTCTACAATTGGTTTCGGATAGGGTTAATGTTTATTTGCCAACTAAAAAGAAGATGTATACACCTGAAAACCTTTTAGAAGAAACTGGTATATGGTGTGAGAATTATATCATATACAAATCGTTACTTGGCGATAAAAGTGATAATATAGTTGGCATTCGTGGTCTCGGTGACAAAACGATACTAAAATTCTTTCCAGAATTATCAGAAAAAAGAAAAATAGATTTGGAAATGTTCGTAGAAATTTGTAAATTACATGATAATAAATCCAAAGCAATTCAAGAATTAAAGAATAACCTAAATGTATTGCAAACCAATCATAGAATTATGCAGTTGAGTGATGTTGATATTTCACAGAGCACTAAATCAACAATAAGAAATCTTGTTGATGGTGGAATAGATGCACTAAATAAGGTTGAACTTGATAAACTATTTGTAGAAGATAAGATGCAAAATGTTATGTTGAATTGGGATGTTTGGGTTCAGAAGAATTTTACAACAATAAATTCCATTAGGAACAAATATGCAGGATAATTTATCCCAGTATGGTCATACCTTTCAGACAAAAGTAGTCACTTCATTATTAAACGATAGAGCATTTTTACAACAAGTTTCCGATATTATTGAACCAAATTATTTTGAGTCTCAAGCAAATAGTTGGGTTGTTGAAAAAATAATGTCTTATTATGAGAAGTATAAA